GAAACACAGCTAAAAATGAATCATTAGCTAAAATGGAAGCTAAACCTAAAAAAGCTAAAAAAGCCTAATGCTTAAAATTGTTGAAATAGCTAAAGCATGGATTGCTGCAGCTAACCCAACTCCTGAACAACAGGCTATAGCGGAATATCGTGCAGCAGTGTGCGATCAGTGTCCGCATAGAAATCATGTAGCAGCAATTAACACATTTACCTGTGGTAAGTGTGGATGCCCATTAAGTAAAAAAATATTTAGTCCACTCCCTGGCAAACAGGCATGCCCTGATCAACGTTGGGAAAAATAAAAAAGTATATGTCAGAAGTTAAAAAACTCACATCCGAAGAATTACAGCAAATTAAAGACATGCAAGCCCAATACAACAAGTTTGTATTTGAACTTGGATCAATTGAAGCACAATTGCAAAATATCATTGCTACTCAAGTAATGATTGAAACCGAAAAAGGTAATGTTTTAGAAGACATTAAGAAATTAGGTGAACGCGAAAAAGAAATTATCAATACACTCCAAGCTAAATATGGCGCCGGAAATATCGATGTAGAGACCGGTGAAATTACTCCGCTTTAATCGAGAGACTTCTGCGTTTTGTATGTTTTTGTGAATATTTATCGTTAGGTAACCCCTAATTATAAATTAAACAATTACAAATAAAATGTCAGAAGTAATTCTCTCCCCTGGTGTATTCCAGAACGAAACCGATCAGAGTTTATATACTCAAGCGCCAGCAGCTCTTGGTGCAGCTATTGTAGGACCTACAGTAGGTGGTCGTCCATTCGTACCAACGTATGTTACTACTTATACACAATATTTATCACTTTTTGGTGATATTTTTAAAAGTGGTAGCTACTATTACGAATATTTTACATCACAAGCTGCTCGTGAATATTTCCAAAATGGTGGACAATCATTATTAGTAACTAGAATTATTAGTGGTTCATCTGGTATTAGTACTTATGCTCAAGCTAATGTTATTAGCCAAGCTACTGTAGGTGATAAATTTGCTACTGGTAGCGGTACTGTATTATTAGCATCAACTACTGCTAATAGTGAGTTTAGAATTGTAGGTAGTGGTTATCCACTATTTAGATTCATTGCTGCTGCTGCTCCAATTCCAGCGAATGATGTTGATGGTAATCTTTATTACTTTGCCTCTGGTTCTTCTTTGCAAATTACTTTAGATAATTTAACTGGATCTATTAATAGTGCTTTATCTGGTGCAGCTGCTCTTTCAGGATATAATTTAATTCAGGCTACAAATACAGCAACTACAATTATATTATCAGGTTCTCAAGCAGGTACAACAGTAAACGGATTTACTTTCCAAACTGGATCTGCTTCAACCTTCTCAACTTTACTTACTTTAGCCGGTGGTACTAATATTTCTACTCAAGCTACTTCGTTTACTCTTGAAACATTAGCATGGGGTGACCAAATGAACAACACTTCTAGTTTAACAGCAGGAGCTTTAGCTAGTGGTTCAGCTCAAAACGTACGTTTTGAAGTAACTAATGTAAATACCGGATCTAACGGTGGTACATTTACAATTGTAGTTCGTCGTGGTGATGATAATGATGCTCAAAAGAATATCTTAGAAACATGGGCTAATGTAAGTTTAGATCCACAATTACCTAACTATATTGCTCGTGTTATTGGTGATTTAAAACCAGTATTTAATGTATCTACCGGACAAGTTGATTTTGAAGGTACATATGCTAACCAATCATTATATGTTCGTGTTGCTTCAGTAACTACTCCAAACGTAGATTCAATTGACAACAACGGTAATTTTAAAACTTCTTTATATGCTTCTACCTTACCATTAGTAGGTAGTGGCTCATATGGTGGTTCATTTAATGGTGGTGTAGCTGATACTAACCTTCCAAAGAACATGAATGAAAACATTACTGCAGCTAATATTCAAGGTTTCCATCCAGACGATTACAATCGCGCTTTCTTATTATTATCAAACAAAGATGAATATCAATTTAATGTATTAATGGCTCCAGGTGTTGGTTTAGATACCGCTGCTGCTGATAATATGATTGCTACTTGTGAAGGTAGAGGTGATGCTATTGCAATTGTAGATAATGGTGTTTACACTAATGCTACAGTAAATGGAGCTGTTCAAAATGCTGCCGGTGCAAATAGTAACTATGCTGCTACATATTTCCCTTGGGTTCAATTGTTTAGCTCTAACTTAGGTAAAACTGTATGGTGTCCTCCATCAACAGTAATCGGTGGTGTATTAGCATTCAACGACCAAGTAAGTGCTGAATGGTTTGCCCCAGCAGGTTTGAATCGTGGTGGTATTCCATCTGTAATTAGAGCTCAATTCCGCTTATCTCAAACAGACCGTGATACATTATATACAGGAAATGTTAACCCATTAGCTACATTCCCAGGAACTGGAGTATGTGTATGGGGTCAGAAAACATTACAGCGCAAACAAACATCTCTCGATCGCGTAAACGTTCGTCGTTTGTTGATTGCATTAAAAGATTTCATTGGTGGTGTTGCTCGCAACTTAGTATTCGAACAGAATACAGCTGTTACTCGTAACCGCTTCTTAAGCCAAGTAAACCCATATCTTGAGTCTGTAACTCAACGTCAAGGTTTATTTGCTTACAGAGTAGTAATGGATGATACTAACAACACACCTGATGTAATCGATAGAAATCAGTTAGTAGGTCAGATTTTCATCCAACCAACTAAGACTGCTGAATTCATTATCTTGAACTTTAACTTAACTCCAACTGGCGCTACATTCCCTGCATAAGGGATTGTAGCCCCTAATATTTATTAACAGCAATTAAACAACAATAAAAAATGCCAGTATTAAATCCTAACGAAATCATGTTTACAGCGTTTGAACCTAAAGTTCAGAATCGCTTTATCATGTATATTGATGGTATCCCAGCTTATTTGATTAAAAAGGCCAGTGCTCCTGGATTCGAAGCTGGAGAAATTATTTTAGATCATATCAACGTTTATCGTAAAGTTAAGGGTAAAGTTCGTTGGAACGATATGACCTTAGAATTATACGATCCTGTAACTCCAAGTGGTGCTCAAGCTGTAATGGAATGGGCTCGTTTAGCACACGAATCAGTAACTGGCCGCGATGGTTACTCCGACTTCTACAAAAAGAGATTAACATTAGATATCTTAGGTCCAGTAGGTGATATAGTAGGAGAGTGGATTATCATGGGTGCTTATGTTAAAACAGCTACCTTTGGTGAATACGATTGGAGTGCTGATGCTGCTATTAACTTATCAGTTACAATCGCTATGGATTACTGTATATTGAACTTCTAATTCCCCTTCATATTTCTATCTTCAAAGCGCTTGTCGTCAGACAGGCGCTTTCTTTACATATTTATTTATGTAATTAGTAACGTATGCCTTTATTTCTATCACAATCATTTGGACAAACTGCCTTAGACCTAGAAAATCCAGGCCCTTATGGTGGTTTTAATACATTAGATACAATAACCGAATATCCTGCTACTAATACAGGAACTCCAACAAGTGATGCTAACCCAGGAGCTCCAACCAATTTTAACCAATCATATGTTCCTACTAACACATATGTAGAGGATATGAGAAATAATGGTAGCAGATTCTTTAGATATGGAAATAGCGATACTCCATATGATATATTTGATGCAACAAATCTAGATACAGAAAAACCAGGAGTAGATGGTGGTATTCCTTATGACCAAATAAAAGACCCAACTGTATATCCAGTAACAACACAAGCAGTAGATGCTACTACATCAGGGTTTAATGTTATATCAGGATCAGGAGCAAGTAAATATACTCAAAGATATAGTGCAGCTAGTCCTTACTTTCAATAGTTTTCTTGAAATATTATATATTTATATACACACAAATAAAATAAAATTAGTTTATGGCTGAATTAAAGTTACCGACAGAAATGGTTTCATTGCCTTCAAAAGGTTTATTGTACCCAAAAGAATCACCACTTTCAAAAGGTGAAATTGAAATGAAGTATATGACAGCTAAGGAAGAAGATATCCTTACTAACACTAACTTCATTCGCCAAGGTACCGTTATTGATAAATTATTACAATCATTGATTGTAACTCCAATCAATTATGATGATTTGTTAATCGGAGATAAAAATGCAATATTGATTGCAGCTCGTATCTTAGGATATGGTGCTGAATATTCATTTAAATATACTGATGAGCGCGGTAAAGAGATTGATGCTACTATTGATTTATCTCT